TCAGGCGAACAACGCCCTCCGCAACATGCTATCAGTGACCTCGACATAGGACATCGTTGTAGACGCATGTTTGTGGCCGAGAGCCTTTTGAACCACGAGGATATTAGCGCCCTCGTCAACCAACCTAGTCGCCATACCACGACGACCAGAATATGCGGAACCCTGAACGCCAGCCTCGCGAAACAACCGCCTGACACTCTCTGAGAGCAGACCGGGCGTGAACCCCAGACCCATGCGGTTTACGAAGACCAATCCCGTCCGATCCCCCATGTGATCCTCCAGAGCAGTCAATATCTCATTGTCCACGGGAAGTGAGCGACCAGAACCCCGCTTAGAATAGCCGATGGGAATGCGAAGCTCATCTGACCGGAACCAACTACGATCCAGAGCAGCAAGCTCTTTGGGACGCAGACCCAGCTTACGAACGAGCAACACGAGCAGCCGATAATGGGCAGGCCGCTTCATGGTCGCCAGATGCGCCTCAACCTGTTCCCACTCACTCGCTTTAAGAATTGGTGCCTTCATCGGGGTAACTCCTTCTACCCCGCTAGTCGTATAGTCGCTGTCCTACAGAGCAACACCAATTTCATACCTCCGAGAAGCCTCCCCGCGACCCCGAATAAATACCGGGTAACGCAGATGGAGAGCATACATGGAGAAACTAGATAACGCTCTGGGCGGCCTAATGGCTGAAATCCGAAAAGCCCATGAGGAACTACAAAACACCGAACAGCAACTCACCGATAACCGCGCCGACTACGAGGCCCTTCTAGAACGTAAGGAAGACCTACTAGAGCGGGCAGCTGAACTCAGACGTGCGATGGACGATCACGTTCTAAACGGCACACCAGTCCTCCAAGCGAAGATGATCGCGAAGGAACAAACCCTAGAACTACGCGACACCCTCACGGAGAAGGGCAACGTCATTCAAGCCGCAAAGATCGCGGCAGGTAGCATCACGACATCAAAGATAAATGCCACGGTAGGCGCGGCCGACTGGACCAACGTGAGATGAACAGGGACATCACGGACAACGACATAGCGGCGCTCAAGGTAGACAGGGAAATCTACCTGCTAGAACGCAAGGCAAATCACATGAGAGTGGTAATTCGCCTCCTCGAAAACCCAATCACAAATAGCTTCGGTGCGACACCTGACATCGTGGACAAGCTCTACATGAGCGAGAGCGACATAGTGAGAGAGGCAGCGAGACATATTGAATCTCTCCATAACCTCTTCGACCCACTGGTTATCGAGTTCAATCGAGTCCAAAGCAGACTGAAAGACCTCAAGAACCTCCGCCAACAATACCACGAAGGCAACGACATACTAATAGCGAAACTGACAGGCAACCCAGATGACTAAGAAGCCAGCACCCCTACTGGACAAGAACGGCAAGCCAGTAATCAACCAGTATGGCCATGTGGTATCAGCAAGGATCACCCCAGAGCAAGAACCCGTTATCGACAAGATGTTCGCAGAGGGAAAGAGCAAGAGGGCTATATGTGATGAACTGAACATCACGGACAGACGGCTTAACACCTATCTGGAAGAGAAGAACAAACCAGAGAAGCTAGCAGCCCTATCCCTCACGACCTATGTGGCGACACAGCTACCAGTCCTCATTGAGACAGTCGGTGAACTGCTGACAGCATTCAAGGAATTGGAGACGCGGGTATGTCAGCTACAGACGGAAGTGAAGATGGTCCGTCAGGCACAAAGGCGTAACCAGATCGGTAGGGAAAAGCTGGAACGAGAGAAGCGAACGACTAAGAAGCAGTTGAGCGATCTAAGGCGTAGATACTGGCAGAGAACAGGGCAAAAGCCGCTCTGAGTGATCTAGTAGGCAGAACCACTAGAAGTGGAACAAGTTGCCAGTCTGGGTAATTTGTGGGGGAATGGGGAAGGTCTGGCCCCCTATGTTGACGGCCCTCCTTAGGGCGATTTTTGTCAACACCTAAATGCCAGAAAAGTCAGAAAAAGTGCCTTTTATTTCATTTATCAGAATGGCGGGAGAAACCAATCTCCCGCCATAGTCGTGTCCACATTCGCTCCAACCTACCGTAAGCACTCTGCGGTGACGTTTACTCGTTGGGTTACTGTCATGGACTGATTAAGTCCGGGCGGTCCAGTTACCCGAGCATGTGGACTATAGTGTGACCAGTACTCAATGGAGATACAGAGTGCGTAGCCCACTCGTAGTTATCGCATCGCAGTAAGTCACTATTCGTGGAGGTTCTAGATAGCACTCTCAGAGTAGCCCTATAAGGGCCATAGACGCTCGTAGAGGGTCATTGTGAGAGCCTGCTATGTGGGGTGCCCCTACAGCATAGTGCCCCTCTATAGGGCTTATAGGCAGGTAGTCTCAGATGCGACTATCTGGCCTATGAATGGTAGATAGTTCTCCACACTAGCACAGTATAGTCTACTGTCAGAGTGTCTACCACTATCTGACATTCTGGCGATGTTTCTGAGTACCAATCTGGCCTACCTCTGGTAGTCAGTTCCCCACTCATTCTGTCTATACTCGTCATTCGTCAAATCAACTAGAAATCGCACTACTGGCGAGAAATGCGACGAACCGTTGAACGAGTATGTTTCTGGGGGATCTAGTGGGCTACTCCTCGGTAGCCGCTCTATCACTATATCTACATACTAGAAATAAGAGCAAAATCACTACTTTTCTACAACGACTCGTCGCATTTCTGAGTAAGGCAAGGTAGGAACAATACAGAAAAAGCCGACCTACTACTCAGGTTGACAGGTGGATAGAAAGATGCGTGGGTGAACCGTTACATAGGATTGGTCATGGTGGTTGGTGTGGTGCTTAGTGCCCACGATATATAAGCCCAGAAAACCACCCTTGGAAGCCTACTCTCGATAAATACTTCGTCGGCAGGTAGTAGCGCCACACAATCGGTATTCTTCTGGATTGCTCTCCAGAGATAAGGATCGTCGGAATGGCTACTACCCATTTCGGCGATTTCTTATGGAGAGAACACTATGATACTAGACCATACTACCAGTTCCCGAAAAATGGCCCATTCGATCATCGACAGCCTATACGCCGATCCAAACTCATGGTGCGAGGACGAACTGCTCCTTATCCATGACAGCGGCTTCACAATCATCCTCAAGATGAAATTCGCAGCAGCCACCTCGCCGGTTAGTTTCGTCTTTGAAGACGATGACGCTGCCGCGCTCTGGGAAGCCTTCACCAACTGGCAACCTCGAAAGGTAGCCGCTCTCCTGGACGGTGGCTCCCTATGAGCAAGATGAACTGGAACCGGGCAAAGAAGCCCCGCGATACCGAACCCGCATTCAAGCCCGTTAAGAAGCCCGCAAAGGGTGGCTGGACGCATGTAAAGCGCCAACCCGTCAGGCATTACACAGCGGAAGAGATTGCCCGCTATGAAGCTGAGAGGGGTGATCTATGACCGTCACCCTCGATCTCATCATATTGCCTGCCTTTACTCACTTGGTCGATTGTGCGTTCAAGATCGCCGCTACCCATGGAGAGGACCGGGCAGCCGAGTGGTTAGGAGAGACGTTCACCCGCGACTTCGAGCTAATCGCTCAGGTCGGGACGGCTGATCCCAAGCCAGCGTTGACGGTCATTCGTGGAGGTGCGGTATGAGCACTTTGGACAACCTACCGGACCTCAAGTTCATCGTCCTCAACCCAGACGGTGAGACGGAAGAGATTGGCTTGCGCGAGTTGGTCAAGATGGGCCTCGATGCTTGGGGGCTGATCCTCAAGGAGGTGCGCCAATGACGCTGCTCTTACTCATCCTATTGCTTGCGGCCATCGGCGCGCTCGTAGAAGCCGCCGTGCCCGTCCTCGTATTCGGACTTCTGCTCGTTCGGGTCTGCGTCCATCTCGCAAGGGAGTATCTACAGCAAGTCTAAAGGTCATTCTTAGAGTTAATGACCCGCCTTTGATAATGACGCGATGCTCAGAGGTAAGTAGTTCGAGAGACAACTTCTTACTTGGAGAGCAAAATGATCGCAGCAATTATTCTAGCCGCTACTGTTTGGGGATACTGCCCCGGTGCTGAACTAAGGCAAACGGGATGGGGAAGCGGTATCGAGGGCATTCCCGCAAAGGAACAAGTCAGGGCGCGTAAGGCCCTCAACGAATGTAGGAAGGCCGGTATCAAAGTCCCCTACACCGTCGCGGAATACAACAAGCGTCCTCGCAAGGATTTGACTCCCGACGAACTACACCTCTTGAAGCAGCTGGCGATGAAGCCGGGCGGTGAATTCTAATCCTCAGATGGACGAGGAATAAGTAGGGTGCGAAACAAATTATCCGACCTTTAGACGTCACGAAGCCCGATCAGAAATGGTCGGGCTTTTCTGCCATTAGAACCAGCCCCACACCATCTGCGCGTAACCCAGAGCGATAATCCCTCCTATGAACAACGCTTCCGCGCGGAATAGCCACTTCCTCATGTAACCCCCGGCCCTCGCTATCAGGAATTCTACCTAGCCGTTTAGCATCCGGTCCACAGCCACCGGGTCGCGGTCGATCAAGCGCAACAACACCTGCCCCACGCTATCCACGGGCTTCCCACCTTCCCAATTCTGGAGGGTGCGGACATTCAGATGATACCGGCGAGCGAAAGCCGCCTGACTGAGCTTGGTCTTCGCCCGAACCTCTTTCGCATAAGCCGCATCGCGCGCCTTGATGTCCTCAACCGCTTCGCGCAGTCCAGCGAGGATACCTTCTTCGTCTTCCCTATTCATCCTTCAACTCCTTCGCGACCTCGTAGAGCGCGTTGACGAATTGCTTGCTGACATTCGCATCTTTCGATTTTGCTATCACCCAGAGCAGGTAAAGCGGGTAATCGGCCGACCAGTAGAAGGTGAACAGCCGAACGCCTCCGCTCTTCCCCTTCCCCTTCACCGCGTAACGCACCTTGCGGACGCCACCACTGCCCCGGATCAGGTCGCCTGCCTCTGGATTGTCGGCCAGAAACAGCTTGATTGCTGCTCGTTCCTCCGCGCTAATTCCGATACGATCCGCCTGCTTCAAGTAAGCCTGCGTCTCTGCGATTGTGTGTTTCTCCGTCATTCCTATCTATACGCTTAAAGCGTATAAGGGGTCAACCGAAGACTTGGCCGTTCCACCAGTCGTGGAAATGGCCGGCGTCACCCGGCCATTTCGTCCCTAGGACGCCCTCTCAGGGCCGAAAGCCTATTGCGCGCACTCGGACACCTTCCTGCGCGTTTTGCTCTTCCCTCCCCGGTATTCGACCGTTCCATCGGGCTTGATGAGGGTCACGTTGTAGGTCTGCCCCATGTAGGTCGAGGTGATCCGCGTTCCCTCGTCATCCCTCAGGACGAGCGGCGCAGCGCCAAGGGTGCTGGCTACGGCCGTCGCGATACAGTTCTCGGCCTGCTGGGTGTCTGAGACGTGGAATGACGCCGTTACGGGGCGATTGTTCGCTTCCTGAACGGTCGTACATGCGGACATCAAAGTAACCAGACTAATCAAAAATACCTTCTTCATGTGTAACTCCCTTTGCCTGTAGCTACTGAGCCGTAGCTTCGAGATACCATGAAGTCACTTTAAGAATATCCGTCGATTCTCCCAATCCCACTAAGTAGTTGTATGAATGGAGACGACAAGGACATTAAGAAGCACTGGAACGCTCAGGAACCCAGCTTGTTCAGGGAGCCGGGGAAGCATGATCCCGGCTTCTCTATTGTAAACAACACGGGGCAAGCGAAGGATATTCTTGCGAGCGAGATGGACGGGAACCCGGTCCAGCTCTACAAGACCCGCAACCCAGCGACGACCTACGAAGATCCGATTGCCAAGGCGCAATCGCTGATCCGTTGGCACCACTCGCACCAGCCCAGCGACGACGAATTCCGCACTCGCGTAAAGAGCGTGGAGGACCAGCTGCTATTCCTGCTCCTGCGCGGGGATATGTCGGACAACCAGCGGGCCAATGGGCTTGTGAAGCTGGCGAAGCTGCTAGCCGACGCTCAGAAACGTCAGGAAGACCTACTCCACCGCGATAAGGTCGAGGAACGCAAGCGCACCGAACAGATGCTCAAGGCCAGTCGCATGGCCGAGCAGATGCGTAGGCAAAGGCGCGGTGACGGTGATGCCTAATCCCGTCGAACACCTCGCCTACATTCAGGATATGCGCGCATTCCTGCGCGAGCAGATGGCATCGCTATCTGAGGGTGAATTCTGGGATTGGCTCAACAGCCAGGACGACGACGACCGCGATTTTGCGGTCAATCTCATGTCCGAACCGGCCTTCTCCCTCAACGATCACCAGATAATGCCCGGTGCCACCGCGCACACCTACCATGTAGACCCTCAGGAACGCATTTTCTCATACGCAGATTGGCGTCGTCAGCCACGAGAAATGGTAATCGACAAGGACGGCAGGCCGGTAGTCTGGCGTAAATGGTTCCTCAGAATGGGCCGTGGTGCGGGTAAAACCCACGCCGGATCGGCCAATGTCCACGACTTTGCGCGCTATCTCTACCCCGGCCAGACTGGAATGCTCGTTGGTCCTAACTACAAGGACGTTCGAGAGGTCATGATTGAAGGGCCTAGCGGCCTTATCGCCACTGCCCCACCCGATTTCGTCCCTGTCTACAAGCCCATGTATAGCCGCGTTGAGTGGCCGAACGGCTCTCGCGCGGTCATCTACACCGCTGACGACCCTCAGAGCATTCGTGGCCCCTCGATGTATTGGGCATGGGCCGACGAGTTGGCGAAATGGAAGTCTGAGCAGTCCTTCAAAAACCTGAACAGAACCCTCCGTAACAAACACCCTGCGGGCAACCGCATGATCGTCACCACGTCCCCGATCTCATCCCAGAAATGGGTCAGGGACATCGAGAGCCACCCCAACACCATAACCACCGTGGCATCGTCCTTCGATAACACGGAAGGACTGGACGAGAGCGCTCTAGCCGACTGGCTGCGCGAGGTCGAAAGTGGTGCGAAGGCTGCTCGTGAGGAATACTACGCAGAATGGCAGGACGAGAGCGACAAGCTCTGGACCCTCTCTGAGCTTGAAGCGCTCGTTCAGGACCGCAAGGCAACCACCTCGCTCAACGATATGTGCGAGAAGATGGATAATCGCCTGCTGACGATCGACCCCGGCGGCAAGCGAGACGAAACCGGAATGGTCCTGCTCGGCAAGCAGAACGCCCGCAAATGGGTTCTAGGCGATTTCTCCATGCCGGGAACGAAGGCCAAATGGCTCGCAGAGGTTGCCCGCGTCTACAAGGACTACATGAAGCCCGGCGACCGCATTCTGGTCGAGGTGAACGTCCACAGGGACGCAGACGAGGACATTAGGGCCGTCTGCCCCGGTGCTTATGTCGTCCCGATCCACCAGAACCAACACACAGGCGGCAAGGAAGCCCGCGCCCAGCGCGCCCAACTGCTCTACGACAATAACGAAGTTGACCACTTCCGCGACATGCCTCGCCTCCATGAGCAGATGGACCGCTTCTATGAGGTGGTAGCGAGTAAGAACGAATCTCCTGACCGAGTAGACGCGTTGGTCAATGGATTGAACTGGTATCAGGACAACAAAACCCGTTCCTACGAAGTCTGGTCCGTGCCTAGACCCATGTTCAAATACTGATCCGACTAAATACCCATACTAAGCTGAGAGGGGCTAATGGGTATTCTGTGGACTAGCAAATCAGAGATTGTGGGAGAGGTAACTGACACACTCCGCAAAGAGTGGGATTATCGCCAATCCGAAGGGCGGAACCAGTATGCTGGTATCTTCTCACTCCCTGCTCTCAACATCAATTGGACAAACTGGAAGAGCTACGCTGAACGAGCCGATGCCATCTACCGAAACAGCGTGGCAAAGACCTGTGTTGAACGTCGCGCTAGGTCAATCGGTAACATCGACATCAAGTATGAGGGCGGCAACAAGGCCGTTGAAGCACTTCTCAAGCGCCCCAATGTCCGTGATGGCGATCTAGGCACATTCCTGAATAACTCGGAAGTCAGCCTCTCGGTAGGCGGCGACCTAGACCTGTTCTGGGATATGCGCCTTCCCTCTACCCCAATGGTTCATGCGTTCCGTCAGGACTTGGTTGTTGATGACGTTGAGAACAGCCGCTTCCTCTATGCGCCCCACGGCGTAACCGATGGGAAGAAGCCGCAGTTCATATTCGAGTATGACAACCTAGGGAAAACAACCCGTGCGCTACAGCTGGTAGGCGATTCCTACAAAGTCATTCGCGGCGGCTTTCAGAAGATCAGCTATTTCGACCCTCGCACTTCTAGTGAGGGTGCGGGCGCCGGTGACAGCGCCCTGACCGCCATCGACATCATGAACGCCATCGACAAGCTGCTTCACAGCAAGTTCAAGGCTGGCGGCACGAAGGCAGGCTTCTTCCAGCTGAGCGGCGAACCCACTGACGCTGAGATTGAGAAGATGAGGTCGCAGTTTGCGGCGCTCAATCCCGATGGTGGCAGCACTGTCCTTCCCGCTGGCGTGACGTTCAACGATGCCCAGCTGACCCTTGCGGAGATGGAAGTCCTCGAAGCCCGCAACCAGATGGCGAAAGAAATCTGTACCGCGTTTCAGGTGCCAGCTGAGTTGGTCAATGAGAGCGAAGCGACCTACGCAAACGCTCGCGGCAAGGACAAGATATTCTACCGCAACTTCATCGGACCTGAGGCCCACTGGCTAGTTGGGCAGCTACAGACAGGTATCCGCCTCTACGTAGACCCGAACGCAGAACTAGCAGTCGATGAGACTAGCGTTCAGCACTTGGAAGAGGACCGCCTAGAGCGCGCTTCCAAGATGGCTCAGATGAAGTGCTTTACCCCAGACGAGATTAGAGCGGTCATGGGATACGAACCAGCTGAGGAAGATGCTCAGTTCGTCGGCGCACAAGTAAATATGGGGCAACCTGAGGAGAAGCCCAAGGGAGAAGTAGCATTTGACGCCGACGCAGGCGACCGAGGTGATGATAATGACAATTAAGGCAACACGCACCAAGGACATAGCACTAGAGCTATCCGTTAAGGCGTTCACTGATACCGGATCGGGCGAAGTAGAGGGCTACGCCAGCGTTTTTAACAACATCGACCAGCATCGTGAAGTGATCGAGCCGGGAGCGTTCGCAAAGACGCTTCAAATGAACAAGGGCAAGGTCCGCTTCCTTTGGCAGCATGATCGCTATCAACCAATCGGTGCGATTGTCGAACTGCGCGAAGATGCGAAGGGCCTCTACTTCAAGGCCAAGTTCGCCAACACCCCCAAAGGGCAGGAAGCGCGCGAACTACTCAAGATGGAAGGCGCGATGGGCGGCTTCTCCATCGGCTTCCAGATCATTCAGGAAGTGATTGACGAACTAACCGGCATTGTCCGCATTAAAGAGATTCGCCTACTAGAAGTCTCGGCAGTTACCTTCCCTTGTAACGAGGCTTCCGTCGTAATCGGTGTTAAGAGCGAAGAAGTTCTGACGGACGATGAGTCCGCACTACTCGACAGGTTCAAGTCCTTCCTCGTCGCACAGCGCGAGAAGGAGGAAGCACCACAAGAGCAGGTAGCCGAGTTCGGGCATAGCGTAGCTGTCCTAGAGGACGCTCCGGCTAATCTCTCGGAAGCAACTCAGGACATCGAGGAAGAAACTCCACCAGAAGTGGAGGACGAGGCCGTCGAACCTGAAACCGACAAGCAGGAAGAAGCTCTCATCGCGATCAAAGAGAGCCTAGAGGTAGCTCTACTTTTGGATACTCTTAGGGCGGCAAAAGCGCGCCCATAATAAATAGAATTATCGAGCATCCGGCAACGACTGGACCGCTCCAAAGGACTGTTGAACCGCACTTCGCATTCAACGGCCACCGAGAACAATAATAATAATGAGGTGTCGCCAATGAGCGAAGAAATCAAGAATTTGAACGAGAGCGTCAACACTCTCGTCACCGAGTTCCGCGACCGTATGGAGAAGGGACTTGAGGACGTTGTTGATAAGGCAACTGTCGAGAACATCAAGACTGAACTAAAGAGCGAACTAGCTGAACTCCGTGAGGCTGTTCAGGCTAAGAACACCCCTTCGGTTGAAACCGCTGTGGAAGAGAACATCGACCGCGCGAAGGAAGCGTTCGGCGCTTACCTGACCGGCGGTGATCGTGCTGGTGTTCGTGATGGCAACATCCTCAAGGTCAAGGAATTGTCCCTGAACGTAGCAACTGAGGGCGGCGTGCTTCTGCCTAAGGTCTTCTCGGGCGCAATGACCGACCTGCTTCGCAAGACCAGCGCTATCCGCGCTCGTGCTCGCGTTGTTAACTCGGGTCAGAACTTCGTTCACCCAATCAAGACCGCGAAGGGTTCCGCAGACGTGCGTTCTGAGAAGGGTGCTGTTGCTGATGCTACCTCGCAGGCGTTTAACCTGATGACCTTCGTTCCTCAGGAGATCAACGCTCGCCAGAAGGCAACCGCTTGGGCACATGACGGCGACGCGCAGATTTCGCTCGTCAACATGCTCCTAGAGGACATCGCTGGTTCCATCGGTGAGAAGGAAGGCGATTACTTCCTGAACTCGACCAACCAGAACACTCTTTCGGTTGCTATCGAGGACGTGACCCTAAAGACTGGTCTGCTAACTGGCACCCGTCTGGTTGAGGGCGTGAACCGCTTCACCAACACCATCGGTTCGGTGGCTGGTGTTGAGACTGCTACCGCAGATGCCGTCACTTATGACGACGTTCTCAAGCTGCGCTCGACCCTTCACGGTAGGTATCTGCCAAAGGCAGTTTACATCTTCGATGCTGCTACTGAGCTTGAACTGCTGACCCTCAAGGACGCCAACAACCGCTACCTCATCACCAATGGTGACGTAACGAACGGCATCCCAGGTCGCATCTTCAACAACGAGTATATCGTTGAGGACAACATGGCTTCGGCTGTCGGTGGCACTGGCGCTCGCATGGTGCTTGCTGACCTTTCGACCTACTACATCGTTGACCACAGCGGCTTCCGTTGGATCGCGAACCCAATCAGCGACTACAGTGTTGTTGAATACTTTGCGGGACGCCGCACTGCTGGTGGTCTTACCGACTATCAGGCAGTTCGCGCGCTCTACAACAAGGACGACAGCGAAGTCTAAGAACCAGATGGCGGGGGGCAACTCCCGCCATCGCTCTGAGTGACCCAATAAATACAAGAAAGAGAGGTCACCATATGATCCAGACTAGCGGCGAAGGCCAGAACAGCTACATCACGCTCAGCGAAGCGAACGCCATTCTCATGACTACCCAGACCAGCTTCTTTGAAGTTGGCGACCAGTTCGAGACGGGCGAGGAAGCCTATCTCATTGAGGCATTTCGCGATCTAGAGCGTCTATGGGATTGGGCCGGTCAACCCGCCACGATGGACCAGTCCGCGCAGTGGCCCCGCAAATATGTCCCTAAGCCCGGTTGGCAGGTGCCCGGTGAACCCGGTTGGTCTGTCCCTGAGAACAATGCGTTTGAATGGATCGCCTACAAGGAACGCTACCTGACCGGCGGCGTCCAGTCCGCTTCCTTCATCTCGGCCGATACCGTTCCCCTCGACATCAAAGAGGCTCAGGCCCTTATCGCCATGCTTCGCAAAAGCGGCAGCAATCTGGTCGAGGATAATCAGGGCGGCTTTCAGGGAACACAGCTAGGCAAGATCAAGCTCAGCTACGTCAACGCTGTCCGCGAGAGCGCAGACATCCACAAGCGAACGGGGCATTTCGGTCGATTCAAGGCCGGGTTGCTGATGGGTGTCTAATGAAGAAGCTACCCGTCGCCGCAGAGAAGCTATTGAGGAAGCTAGGTGAGCCGGTCGTCATCGACTGGCCCGCTGCCAGCTTCAATGACCTCAACGATAGCACTACCCTCAAGACATTCGCTGTTATCGAGGATCGGCTAGCTGATCGGGGCAAAGGCTACTTGGAGATGAGTAGCGTTGCGATGTTGCCTAGGCTTTCTCGCGACCTGAGCGGCGCAACCCTCACTGTTCGTGGCACAACCTACAGCATCCAGAAATACACGCAGACCCTCGCAGCAGGGAACGTCGCAGTTCAGGAGGTAATCCTGACATGAAGGGCATGAACGCACTTAGGCGACGAGTAGGCAGCATCAAGCGCGCCATCGAAAGTGGGGCATTTGAAGCAGCTGGTAGGGAATGGGTTGAAGAGGATTTCAAGCCAGCCGCTAAGTCCCTCGTCCACGTCGATACTGGCGACATCAAGGATGGCATCGACGGCGAGGTGAACCCAAACCAGATACGAGTTTTCGCCGCCTCCCCTGACGCGATCTACGAAGAGGAAGGCACCATGTATCGTGAAGGGCATCCCTTCATGAAGCCTGCCTTCGATAAAACCCGTAAGAAGCTGAGTAGGCGTGTCCGCAAAGAGTTGAAGAAGGCGAAGAAATGAACCTGCTAGACCTAACAAACCACATTACCCAGCTGGTCAACAGTGACGCAGGATTGCGCGATGGCCTCCACGCGAAGTGGCTCTATGTCGGTATTCCCGAGACATATCCTTGTATCACGATCAGTGAGATTTCGTTCGCAGACGATAAGGAAGAAGGCGAATACAGCTTCAACCTGAGCCTCTGGTATCAGAACACAACTGGCGCAGCTGGTGAACTGAAGTTCTACGAACTAGCTGGCAAACTCAAGGCGCTCGTCTCCAACAGCAATCTAATCGCCGGTGGTAGCTGGGTATCCCGCAATCAGCCAGACGGTAAAACCAAGCGAGCGCTGTTCGCCTGCTCTACCTACCTATAATCCGCTCCCTCCACTACTCGCGGAATAAATACCTCTAGTGAACACTGCCAACTAAGAGGTATTTCTATATGGCAACTAAGAACCGTAAACTAGGAAAGAGCTTCCGCCTCTTCATTGGCAACACAGCTTCTCCTATGACCGATGATGACTACACCAAGATCGTCAACGAAAACGCCCTGAATGTCACCCGTAGCGCTGACCCTCAGGAGAACAGCACTAAGGAAGAAGGACGCGTTAACAACCCCGGCGATGAAAGCTGGGAAATCGGCTTCGACTTCAACGAAATCTACGAGGACGCTGGCTTCACCATTCTCGACACCGCGTTCAACGTGCCTTGGGCATGGCAAATCCGCGACGTTAGCCGCTCGGCAACTAAGACCGACGACACTGTTTGGCTAGAAGGCGAGTTCCTTCTTTCGCAGCTGGAATTCGCTGCTGAGTCCACCGACGTTCGTTCGGGTTCGGGCACGCTCAACAAGTCGGGCACTGTTACGATGAACATCGTCCCGCGCGAGCTAGTCACCGAGTAACTGATACCTTGGGAGGGCTTCACGGCCCTCCCAATGCCACGATAATGGAGAACAATAATGGCATATAAGAACCGTCTGGGCACCGCGACTTATGAGTATGACGGTGACAGCATCAAGCTACAGAGCAACCTCGCGAACCTCGACAGTCTCGCCGCAGCAACCGGCTTGGACTTCTACGAGTATCTAGATAGCTGTAAGACACCGCGCCAGCTTGCGAAGCTGTTCTACCACCTACAGTTTGAATCCAATCACTCTGAGGCTGAAATCTACGCGGCCTTCTTTGCGGACCTATCTATGTTCCAGAGCGAAGAGAATCAGAAGCAGCTACAGGAAGTCACCTTTACGCTGATGGGCCTGAATTATCAGGACATGATCCAGAAAGCTGCGCCTAGCAATAAAAAAAAGTAAGTCTGCTCAAGTGCCATGAAGCTGCCTTCACTAGCTTGACGGGGCAGCTTCATTATCCACCAGTAGTGGCTTGGGAGACTACGTGGCCTGAATGGCTCTTGATCGTGATCGGTCAGCAAGAGCAGGAAGAGGCCGAAGCACCAGAGGTGCTAGAAAGCACAGAAGAAGCAACCGCCTTCTTCGCATAACCGATCAACCGCCAGCCGCCCGATAAATACTCGACTAATTTCGAGGTGAACGGGTGGCTGACGAAACTCTCCAATTTGAAATAATCTCTAATACGTCTCGTGCTGTCAGGAACCTAACTCAGTTCGACAGCCGACTAGATAAGACCGAGCGACATACCGCTAGCGCCGCAGCGGACATTCGCAGGTCACTAGAGAGTATCAGCAATACGAAGCTCAGGGGCAAGTTCCTCGATGGCTTCGACAAGCAACTAGATCGAGCAAGGTCCGCTTCTGCGTCCGCTTCGCGATCCATCAGCACAAACATGGGCGGCGTCGCGAAGTCCAGTGGCTTCGCCAAATCGGCCGTTGCGGGCTTCGCAGGGGGCCTAGCCGCCGGCGGCGTCCAGATGCTTATCTCAGGGCTGAAGGACGGCGCACGCGCCTTCATGGACTTCAGCGACACGGCATCGACCATCGACGCCAAACTACAGCTGGCAACGGACAGGTTCGGTAATCTCGCACAAGCACAGAAGGACGTTCGCGACATTGCGGCGTCCAGCCGTTCTGACATTGGCGCTGTTACCGATCTCTACGCCACGTTCACGCGACAGGCCGACACCCTAGGTATTTCCCAGAAGCAGGTTGCGGACGCGACCAGCACAGTCGGTAAAGCCCTCAAGATCAGCGGTGCCGATACAGCGGCATCAGCTGGTGCCATTCGCCAGCTATCTCAGGCTTTCGCATCTGGTGTGCTGCGCGGTGACGAGTTCAACTCGGTCAACGAGGCATCGCCTCGCTTGATGGAATTGATCGCGGACGCCGCTGGTAAGCCAGTCGGTGCCCTCCGCAAAATGGCTGAGGAAGGTAAGCTGACCAGCGATGTGCTGGCGAAGGCGCTGACCGATCCCAAGCTAGTCGCAGGCATCGAAAAGGAATTCGGGAAGATCCCCGTCACCTTCGGCGATGTCCGCACCGCTGTCAGCAATGCGATGGTCGATATTTCGGGTGCGATCAGCAAGGGCTTGGGGACAGGTTCCAGCCTCGGCGGCTTCCTGACCAGCATTCGCAACGCCACCACATCGCTTGCCCCGGTGATGACGGCTCTCGGTTCCGCAATCGGCGGCGTCGTCAGCCTCGTAGCCTCACTGGTCAAAGGCGTGTTCAGCGTCTTCGCCGCATTCCATAGCGGCGGTCCCGGCTCGCTCACCTTCATGGAGAAGCTGACACTCGCGTTCAACCTCATCGGTGAAGCCGCACGAGTAGTGGGGACTTTGATCGGTGAGTATTTCAGCCTCGTCAGCAAGGTCATCAGCGGCGTCGTTGGATTCATCAGCGATCTATGGGGCGACTTGTTCGACTGGCTGCGAGGCGATTCAGCCAAGACAGGCCAGACTATCGGCCAGTCCTTCATCGGGGTTCTGCGTTCCGTTAAGTTCGTCGCGCTCGCGATCCCCAAACTGTTCAAGTCCGCGTTCAGGGCAGTAACCGGCATTTTCAGCCTGATCGGTCGTGCCATCTCGTCGTTCTTCAACGGCAACTTCGGTGCGTTTGATGGTCTGGGCAGCGCAATCTCTGCTCAGGTCGGTCAAGTCGGTGATGAGATTGCCGCCGTCGGTAAGCAGGCCGTCGCGATTGCGAATGACCAGAAGCAGAACCAAGCAACGATAGACAGGCTACTTGGTCGCAGCCAGCCGGGCAGCGGTAAGACCAATGGCGGTAATGGTGCTGCTCGTCAGCCAGCGGCCGCCGCTGATAGTGGGAAAAAGTCCGATGCTGATAAGGCCCGTGAGAAGGCCCAGCAGAAATACGCAGATGCCGTCGCAAGGCTCAGGGCAGAGCTACAGGGCCTACAGGTTACGGAAGAGCAAAAGACTCTTCTTGATGCGTTCGAGAACGCAGGACTTGAACGCAAGATCGACCTGACCGGCAAGCAGGCCGATGAAATCCGCAACCTCGTTGACCAGATTGCGGACGCGAAGAAGCTACAGGAAGTCAACAAGGTCTTAGACGACCTGACCGCCGCAACGCGCGAACTGACCTATAGCGATCTACAGCTTGCTCAGGTTGAGGCTCGTCGTCGCGCAGGGCTTAATGCCGATCTAGCATACCACGATGCCCTGACGGACAAGATCGACGCTCAGGCGGCTGCTAACCATCGTTTAGCGAAGGCGCAGCAGGACGCCCAGACAGCGGCAGGGATTGCCCAAGGGCAGGCGCAGCGAGAGCAGGACGCCCAGCTTAACCGCGATGCCCTGAACGATCCTGACAGCGTGGCCTACAAGCGCCAGCTGCTCGACATCGACCGACAGGCCGCAGAAGAGCGCAAGGCGATTAACGCCCTTGAGGTCGTGACCCTCGCTGAGCGCCAATCGGGCATGGAGGGTATCCTTCAATCCGAGCGTGACGCGATGCTCGCGGCCAACGAGCGCCTAGCAGCGCAGGACAAGGCCAACGTCCTTGCCGAGCGCCAGGCCACACAGACAGAGCAGCTATCCGGCTTCCTGACGAATATGTGGCAAAGCCCACGTGAGGCGATGAAGCAGTTCTTCAACGACCTCATGAAGAAGCTGCTCGCTGCGATCCTGAAAGCCGCAATCCTTGGCGACAAGCTAGGTGGTAGCGGCGGTATCGGCGGCATCCTCAAGAGCGCGGTCATGGGCGCAATCGGTGCCCGTGCGGTCGGCGGCAGTGTCAGGGCCAATGAGCCTTACCTAGTCGGTGAGCGTGGCCCTGAGTTGTTCGTTCCCGGTCGCGCTGGTGAGGTGCTGACCAACCGCAACACTCGTCGAATGGGCGGCGGTAGCTCAGTCAATCTGAACCCCACCTACAACATCACTCTTAGTGGGAATCGTCAAGTCGATAACCAGACGCTTGCGAACATCAAGGCCCAGCAGGCCAACCAGAACGCAACGATCCGCCAAGAACAAAACAAAAAGAGGTGGCACTAATGACGGCTCTGCCATTCCAGAACAAACTATCCGTGCCTATCGCGTGGCAGGGCCAAACCCAGAAGACCACGCTACAGGCAGCAGGCTACTCCCGCTCGGTAACGATTGGTTGGCGGCCCTACTCCCAAGTAGCAACGCTATCATGGACGATGCCGAAGGCCGACGCGCTGGCCCTACTAGAAGCCCTAGAGGCAACGAACTTCAATGGTGTGTTCGATTATACCTGTCTGCTTCGTGGTCCGATCCGTGTCCGCCTAACAGGTGAATACAGCTACGATGAAGTCCGCGGCGCTCAATATGCGACGGTAACAGCCGGTGTGGAGAGGGTCTAATGGCTGAACTCAACACCCTGACGCAAGAGCGCTACATTCAATTCCTGTCCATCGACATGACCGCGTTCGGTGGGCAGATGCTTCGCTTCGTGGATACGTCCACCTATGCGACCGATCTCCCCGAAACAGGCCATGTCACCTTCCGTGGCTTCACTTGGCTGGTGTTCGCATTCCAGACTGGTGGCTTAGCCCGTGGTGGTGAGAACCTAGTTCGTCCCGCCGTACAGGTCATGGACGCGACCGGCGAGCTATATGCCCAGCTGAGGGTTATGCGGTTCGGCGCTGGCGCCCCTGTGACCCTTTACAGGGCATTTGCTGAGGACGTTATCGCCAACGAGCCTTCGTCGCCGTTCTTCCCCGAACGCTACGTCCTCGCCGTTCCGAAAAAGCAGGGACCGCGCTTAGAGCTGGAATTGGCGACGCATCTGGATTTCGCCCAGCGCAAGTTCCCCGGTTACATGATGACGCGCGATGACTTCCCCGGCCTAGGGTCGGCTCTGCTTCGTGGATAACTCGGTGGATAACCTGCCCCATAACCTGTGGGCAGAAATCAAGCCGGTCTTCTTTGAGGCGTTCCCCGAGGAAGCAGTTGTCGCCATCTGGGGCGATAAATGGCGGAAGCTGGAGAATATCCACCCCGAACCCATGTTCAAATTCAGGATCAGCGACGGCGATCGCGCAGAGCTTCTGTCCAATCCGCCCTCGCTGTTCCTCCATAGCCACCCGAACGGGAGCGCAGAGCCTTCCGATCAGGACACCCTCTCCCAGCTGGCCACCGGCTGGAATTGGGGCATCGTAGCGGTCAAGGGCAACGCGAACGGCGATGTCTATAGCGTGGCCTACCCAGAGTGTTGGGGCGACGGCATTACCCCTCCCCCGCTGCTAGGTCGCACCTTCCTTTGGGGCGTTCGCGATTGCTGGACCCTCTGCCGCGATTGGTATGCCGAACAGGGTATCCGTTTCGACAACGTGCCTCGCGCTCGCGATCCGTCGATCTATCCGGTCGGCCATTGGGGCAATGATCCCTTTAATTACTGGCCTACTCGCGTGGGCTTCAAACCAGTAGCTAGACACGAACGCAAACCCGGCGACTTTGCGGTATTTCAGTTTCGTTCCTCGAAATACAACCATTGCGCCATCTATCAAGGCGAAGGCCGCTTCCTACACCAGATAGAAGACCAGACTAGTAGCGTCTGGATTGTAGCCGATGAGGACCGACTAATCGAGCGAATGAACATACTGTTCTACCGACCGAAGAAAGCGCTACGTCCCAATAAATAGGTGACCCCAGCTGTGAGGTCACTATGTTCGTTAAGCTACATCTACATGGCGTCTTCAAGGAGAAGATGCCTAAGGGCCACAAGCGCCCGCACACTATCTACGCTCAATCGGTTCGCGAAGTAGTCGCATACCTCAGTCAGTTTGACGAGATTCGAGAGCTATTGAAGTTCTCGCAGTATGAGTTGCGCGTCGGCAAGAGCATCAAGAGTAGCCGAAGCCTCACCGCAGAAGAAGCGGTGAAGATGGAATTCGGACCGGGTTCCTCCCTTCATCTGGCACCCCACGTCTCTGGTCACGCAATCACAGGCGCCATGCTGATTACCGCCGCTATCAGCGTAGCGGTCAACATCGGCTTGATGCTGCTCAATGCGCTGTTCTTCCCGCCACCATCGACCGGCAAAGATGATCGCAAGTCCGTTCTTTATCAGGGCGGAATGGTCACTCAGAAGGAGAACGTCCCTCTGGGTTACATCGCAGGACTAGATGTCCTGTGCGGATCGAACCTCATTGAAGGTATCGTCCACTACACCTCTACAGGTGGCCTCAGCACTAAGATGGGTCTGAGCGCGTTCATTCAGAGCGCCAAGTCTCAGAACACCACCCTGACTAACTCCCTCCCGACAATCACCCCCGGCTATCAAGACGTAAAAGACGACCTAAACGGCGCAAAGGGTGGCGGTAAGACGATCAAGAACACCGTCTTCACCGACGCGGTTCTACGCGGCCTCCTAGCACTTGGTGACGGTCCAATCGGCGGCATCGTCGGTGACACGATCCAAGAAAAAGAACGCAACATCTACATCAACGAAATCCCCCTGAGGGATCACGGAAGCAACCAATACAACTTCCAAGGTGTCGGCTGGTCAGAGCGTTTCGGTGAGGAAGGGCAAACCCCTGACCCGATCACCCCATTCATCGGCACCAACCAAGATGGGAATGTCCAACTAGAATACGGCGTCAACAAGGCGGTCGAACACCTCGTCACAGATGATCGAGTTAACCGCGTGGTTGTCCGCGTCATGGTCAACCAGCTGCTCTACACGACCAAGAAGGGCAACCAGCAGACAACCAGCGTCACGCTCGGCCTCGATGTCAAGCGAGTAAGTGACGGCGACTGGACCGTTGTAACCAACAGTTTCAGTTACACGGGCAAAAGCACCGACCCGATTGTTCTCGAACATGAGGTCTTTGCCCCTCCCCGCAAGGAGAATGGCGAGACGTGGATGTTCCGCGTTTACCGCCTCACCCCGGATAGCACCGACGACAAGCTACAGAACGACACCAGCTACAACGGGTGCGTTGAGTTTCAGGACGTTGAACTGTCCTATGACGGCACGGGCTACACGCACAATGGCGTAACCTATCCTGCCTCAAACGTCCCCGTTGCGACACTCGGCTTCGGCGTTGACCTATCGCAGTTCGATCAGGGCGGTAACATGCCTGAGGTCGCGGTTAGGTGTGCTGGTCACAAGGTCCGCGTCCCGTCCAACTATAACCCAATCACTCGCACCTATGCGGGCACATGGGATGGTAGCTGGAAGACGGCTGCTACCCAGAACCCTGTTTGGCACTGGCTTCATATCGCCACGGCGCCGGTTCAGGGCTTGGGTCTACCGGAAGACTTCTTCAACAAGTTCTTCCTCTATCCCATCGCTCAGTATTGCGATGGAGATGTCAACGGGCGTCCCCGTTACACCCTGAACAAGCAATTCTCGGACGATCAAGACGGTTGGCCACTACTGGTGGAATTGGCCGCTTCCTTCCGTGCCTTCCCCTACTTCAACGGCACGGAGATTATCCTAGTCCAAGACGCGCCCACCGATCACATTGACCACTACGTCAACAACGCAATGATTGATGGTGGTTGGTTCGATTTTCAGGGAACCGACATTGGCGAGCAGTTCAATGAAATCCTAGTCGAATGGGACGACCCTGACGACTACTTCCGCAAGAAGACCGTTCGCTATCGCGACACCGACGCCATTGCGCGAAACAAGGCGGCTGGCCTGAGCAATGGCGGTATCATTCGCCAGACCTACTACAAGACCGGCTGTACCAATCAACAAGAGGCATACGACTTTGCTCGTTTGCTCGTCTACGTCAGCCAGAACGAAAACGAAGTCGTTGCGTTCAAGACACTGGTTGAAGCGGCAGCTTATGCGCCCGGCCAGCTTATTGCCGTAGATGACGTTCACACGAGCGGTAAGACGAGTGCGGGCCGACTAGCAGCGGTCAACGGATCGACCGTCACCCTAGGTCACAAACTCATAAATGGGATTCCCTTTTTGGGGTGGTCGTGA